CAGGACCGCCGACATGGTCTTCAAGGCCCGGCTCCGCAAGATCGAGTACGACCAGAAGATGGGCAGGTTGATGGAGACGGATCTGTTCCGGCAGCGGGTCGAGGCCATCCTTGTGGCGATCAAGGAGACCGTGATGGCGTGGCCGAACCGCGTTGCGCCGGAAGTTGCGCCGCTCACCGACGAACGCCAGGTGTGGGAGGTGCTGATGAGGGAGGCGCGCGTCCTGCTGCACGATGCCCACCGAGCCGTCCAGCATGCGCGTTGACGAGATCCAGATTCTGGCGGCCGATGTGTTGTTGCCGCCGCCGGACCTGACGGTGTCACAGTGGGCCGATCAGAATGCGCGGCTGAGTTCGGAATTCGCGGCGGAAAAGGGCGAGTGGCGCACGGACCGGGCGCCTTATCAGCGCGCGGTGATGGACGCCATGGGCCCGTCGAGCCCGTACGAAACGGTCGTCATGATGTGGGCAGCCCAGAGCGGCAAGACCAGCCTTCTGGGTCACTTCCTCGGCTACATCATCGATTTGGACCCTGGGCCGGTACTGCTGGTCGAGCCGCGCGAAGTGGACGCCGAGGCCTTCTCGAAAGACCGGCTCGCGCCGATGCTGCGCGACACGCCGTGCCTGCGTGGCAAGGTGGCCGATGCGCGTTCGCGGGACTCGAACAACACGATCCTGCACAAGAAGTTTCTGGGCGGCTCGATTACGCTCGCGGCGGCGAACTCGCCGGCGGGTCTGGCCATGCGCTCGATCCGCTACTGCCTGCTCGACGAAGTGGACCGCTACCCGGCGAGCGCGGGCAGCGAAGGCGACCCGGTGAACCTGGCCATCACGCGCACGGCGAACTTCTGGAACCGGAAGGTCGTGCTGTGCTCGACGCCGACGACCAAGGGTGCCTCGTGCATCGAACAGGCTTGGCTCAACTCGAACCAGCAGAGCTTCTGGCTGCCGTGCCCGCACTGCGGCGCGTTCCAGGTGCTCGGGTGGGGCAACCTCGTCTGGCCCAAGGATGCGCCGGAGAAGGCCGAGTACCGCTGCGAGCACTGCTCGAAGCCGATCGCCGACTGGCAGAAGCACCAGATGCTCCGGGCCGGCGAGTGGCGCGCGGCGCGGCCCGAGGTCACCGACATTGCGGGTTTCTGGATCAATGGTCTGTACTCGCCGTGGCGGAAGTGGGGCACGCTGGCGAAGAAGTTCCTCGCCGACAAGAAGTCCATCGAGACGCTGCGCGAGTTCGTAAACACCGTGCTCGCGGAGCCCTGGGACGATGCGGCGGAGACCACGGTCGATCAAGCCACGGTGATGGCGCGGAGGGAACACTACCGCGCGGCCGTGCCGTATGGCGCGGTGGTGCTGACGGCGGGCGTCGATGTGCAGAAGGACCGGCTTGAGCTGGAGCTCGTCGGCTGGGGACGCGGCGAAGAATCCTGGTCGATCGAATACCGCGTGCTGCCGGGCGATCCTTCGGGCGCGCTGGTCTGGCAGGAGCTGGACACGTATCTGGAACGCCGCTGGCCGCACGAGACGGGGATCTCGCTGCCGGTGGCCGCGTGCGCGATTGACTCCGGCTACGAATCGCAGGCGGTGTATGAGTTCTGCCGGACGCGCTATCACCGGCGGATCTTCGCGGTGAAAGGCAAGGGCGGCCCGCTGCCCGTGTGGCAGCGCAAGCCGACGGCGAAGAACATTCGTGGCGAGAAGCCGTGGATTGTGGGCACGGACACGGCCAAGGAGACGATCTACGGGCGGCTCAGGAATCCGACGCCGGGTACGCCTGGATACTCGCACTTTCCTGCGGAGCGCGAGGAGGCGTACTTCGAGCAGCTCCTGGGCGAAGTGCTGGTGACGACATATGCCAAGGGCCAGCCCAAGCGCGAGTGGCGGCCGAAGCCGGGCGTGCGGCAGGAGGCGCTCGACGCGCGTGTCTATGCTTACGCCGCGCTGCGGGCGCTGGTCTCTATGGGACTGTCGCTCGACAACGAAGCCGACCGGATCCTGGCGGCGAACCGCCCGCGGCCCGTGCCGGAGGATGACACCGACCGGGCACGCTGGTTGGGTGACCGGGGAAAGAAGTGGCTCACGCGATGAAAGTCAGAAGTCAGATGCAGGCTCCCGCGCAGGCGTGGGAATACCTCGTGGTGACGACAGAAGCGGAATCGGCGGCCGTGCTCGCCGAATACGGCGCGCAAGGGTGGGAACTGGTCACGGTCGTGCGTGAGTTCGGCACACGGGCGACGTTCTACTTCAAGCGGCGGAGAACCTGAGTGGCCTGGACGCAGCAACAGCTCGATGCCGTCGAGGCTGCCATCGCCAGCGGCGAACTGACTGTCCGCTTCGGCGACCGCACCGTGACCTACCGCTCGATGGATGAGCTTCTCCAGGCGCGCGCCGTGATTCGAGAAACGCTGGCAGCCGAATCCGGCACGGTGACGGAGCGCTTCAGCTTCGCCCAGACCTCAAAAGGATGAACTGGCTCGACAAAGCGATCTCCTGGATCTCGCCCGAAACGGGCCTGCGCCGGCTGCGCGCACGCCGCGCGGGAGATCTGATCCGCCTGGCCTACGAAGGGGCGCGGACGGACCGCCGCACCGGAGGCTGGGTCACCACCGGCAACTCGGCCAACGCGGAGATCTCGGTGGCGCTCGCCAAGCTGCGTGAGCGGTCGCGCGACCTGATCCGCAACAACGCCTATGCAGCGCGGGCCGTGGCCGAGGTGGTAGGCAACGCCATCGGCACGGGCATTACGGCGCAGGCGCGAACAGGCGAGCCGGATCTGGATCGCGCGATCAACGCCGCCTGGGCCGAATGGATCGAGGAGTGCGATGCCGACGGGCAACTCGACTTCTACGGACTCCAGGCATTGATCGCCCGCACGGTGTTTGAAAGCGGCGAGTGCCTGGTGCGCTTCCGGCAGCGCCGCGAAAGCGATGGCCTCACGGTCCCGCTGCAGCTTCAGGTGCTCGAGCCCGATTACCTTGACCACACCAAGACGCAGAGGACCGAGACCGGCTACATCATCCAGGGCATCGAGTTCGACCTGGTCGGCCGCCGGATCTTCTACTGGCTCTACGGACAACATCCGGGCGATGTGGTGCAGACAGGCGTGCGCGTCGGGGCGTCGCTGCAATCGATTCGCGTGCCTGCCTCGGAGGTGCTGCACATCTACCGCAAGGGCCGCCCCGGCCAGGTGCGCGGCGTGCCGTGGCTCGCGCCGGTGGTGGTCACGTTGCGCGACCTCGACGAGTACGAGGAAGCTGAACTGGTCCGCAAGAAGATCGAGGCCTGCTTTGCGGCCTTCGTGACGCAGCCGCAAGGGCCGGACGGCCCGCCGATTGCGCCGAGTGTGCCCGATGCAGCCACCGGCAAGCGCGTCGAGAGTTTCGAACCTGGCATGATCGAATACCTGAAGCCCGGCGAGGAGATCACGTTTGCGTCGCCGTCAGCGTCCGCGGGCTACCGGGATTACGTGTCCGCGAAGCAGGCGCAGATCGCCACGGGACTGCAGCTCACCTATGAGCAGTTGACCGGGGATCTCTCTCGCGTGAACTACTCGAGCTACCGCGCCGGATTGCTCAGTTTCCGCAACGGTATCGAAGGATTCCGCTGGCTGACCTTCATCCCGATGCTCTGCACGCCGGTCTGGGAGCGGTTTCTCACGGTGGCCTACGCGGCCGGCGCGACTCCAGAGCCTGGGCCGTTCCGCGCCGAGTGGACGCCGCCGGGCTTCGGCAGCGTCGATCCGTACAAGGACTCCATCGCCACGCTGAACCGGCTGCGCACGGGCACGCTCACGCTGCGCCAGGCGATTGCCGAGCAGGGCTACGACCCCGACGCGCAGCTTGAGCAGATCGCCGAGATCAACCGGCTGCTGGACGAGCGCGGCATCGTGCTCGACTGCGACCCGCGGCGCGTCACGCAGAGCGGCGCGCAACAAAAGGAGCTTCAGAATGACCCCAACGAGAGAACGGCTGGAAGCGCAGTTTGAGGCGCTCGCGCCAGCCGACCGCGACGAACGCACGGCGACGCTGACCTGGTACACGGGCGCATCCGTCCGCCGCTATGACGCGCGCGGCCCCTTCGAGATGCGCTTCTCGATGGAGCCGGGCGCGATCCGCATGGGCCGCATGAGCAGTGGCTCGGCTCCGCTACTGAACTCCCATCGCGACTTCACGGTCGACGATGTGATCGGCGTCATCGCCAGGGCCTGGATTGAAAACGGCCAAGGCAAGGCGGCCGTACGGTTTTCCAAGCGCGCAGACGTCGATCCGATCTGGCAGGACGTCCAGGACGGCATCCTGCGCAATGCCTCGATGGGCGTGGCGATCCACGCGGTCGAAGATGTCACTCCGCAAGGAGCGGCGACGCGCCAGGTGCTGGTGACCGATTGGGAACCCGAAGAGGTCTCGCTCGTTCCCATCGGCGCCGACCCCGGCGCGGGATTCAAGTTCGAACGGGCAACTGGCCCACAGGAGCAGAAGATGGATGAAACCATCATTACCGCCACGGGCGAAGAGGCCCGTGACGAACTGAAGGTCAATCTGGATGCCGAGCGCCAGGCCGCCGCACTGGCCGAACG